GTCCATGGAGGATAACATTCGGCAGGATAACTCTTCCTGCGAATTCAGCCACATGGTCAGAAACCAGTGACTTCTCCATAGCTATGGGACAACCGATCACTTCTAACACGCGCTTGTACTCTAAGGCCACGGAGTTTTCCGGGGTATCGTAGTCGTCATCAAAGATGACGATGTCGTCGCCCAAGAGTACGTAGGGAAACGTCGGTGGGTGCAAAACACCTTCCGCATCCCAATAAGCCTTGGTGTACTTACCCTTCTTGACACAGATCCCCCTTACAAGGGCATGATGTGCCAAGGAGAATATGGCGTAGCATGGGAATAACCCCAACGGCATCCCACGGTTCCACTGCAACACTCGCACCTTTCTAGAGACGGAGTATCCAAATGGTACTTGCCAAGTACCACGCGACACTCCGGACAGGAGCTTGCGAGCTGATCTAGGCACTCTTGCGAATGCACAGGTCTGATCCATCAACGCGTAAGGAAACACGTCGGTGGCGTTGCTTAGGTCGAAGGAATACACGGTAGAACGCCGTGCAGCCACGACCCCCTGGACCACAAACACACCTTTCTCTTGGTGATAACAGTGGTCCTCAGGAACCTTGCCCAACCACGAAAACGCAAATTCGCCTAGGGGCTGTAGCGCGCGTTGGAAAACCCGGTTAGGGTTAGCCACTGCACGCAGCTTACAGCCGGGTTCTTGAATGAACCCGATTGTCCCGACGTGATGCAAGGGTCTCACGACACCTGCAGTTACGGGATGTCCCTTAACTTTGCCGGACCATGGCGTGCCGGCGACAACGGGTTCAATGAGGTCCTGACGGACATCATTTTGGAACACGTTGTAAGTCAAGGCGCTCTTCAGATTATGAAGAACGTCTCTCTCCGGACGGGTTTTCCGTCCGAGGGGAATGCGTTTTCCCTCTCGTGGAAGGGTAGTCATCAGAGGTTGGGGAACCCCCGCATACGGTCCACTTTTCGGTAGGGTTTGGAGCCCCATGGATACGTACGTTTGCGCTACGCGCAGATCTCGCTTCCGTGGCAAGGGCTTCCGAACAGCAGATGAGAACTTCCGCCATTGGGTGAAGGACACATCAGGATTGGTATACCTGGTGTATGCAATCAGTCCTTGCCAAACCATATGGAGCTTGCGACGACTTTTGGTCATCAAACCAAGTCGGAACAGGTACCCGAATGGGCCTTTGGGAACTCTGATGAGTTTCCCATTGATCCGGATGCCTTTCTTGGCATACCGCCCCACTGGCTCTTGATCTGCTAACAGCCTGACAAAATCGACTTTCATGGATTTAAGCCAACCAGAGGACCACTCTTGGCCATGGTCGCGTTCCATGCGGTCGATCAAGTTTACTAGTTGTTTCACAACAGTAGGCTGCAAACCTACCGCTCGCAGCCGTACGGAAACGTCGTTGAGTTTGCCTTTTGGCATACCCGGCCTCCTTCCCCAATTGGGGGGATTTTGGGACTCACGAACTTTCGTTCGGTCGCTCAGAGCGACAAAGATC